GGCACTAAGCGAGAATGTCACTAATAGGGACGCTCGAGAAGTACCTCTCAGCACTTGAAGAAATAAAAACAAAAGGAGGACTACAAAAAATACATGATGATTTGCTACATGAATTAGACATGTTTATTGATGATATAGACATTAAAGAAGAGAAAGAAACCAAAATTTTGTTCGAAAAAATAAGCAGACTATTAAAAAAGAAGGGCATAAAGACAACGCCAATAGAAAATGAATTTAATTCAAAAAAATTCACAGAAAAGAATGGCACTGCAGAAACAGACAATATGAGCAAAAGAACAGAAGAAACTATGACTGAAAAAGAAAATGGAAATGCTAACACCACACAACATAACGTGAAGAGTGATGGTGAAAAGCGACATGACGACAATTCTAATATCAATTCATATATTCAAAATGTCATAAACATTAGAGATATTTTATCCAAAACATTATTCGTCGATACTGACGCAGATGACTATGCAATATACCTTCCATCAGAAGTTCCGGAATCAATAAAACCAATCCAGATCGACGTTATACCTATCAATATGTTTGAGACATTTGCTAACATGAGAAAAATCAATACAATAAACATTTCAAACAATGACTTGGTATCTGACACATACGGTCCAGCAGAAGTATTGTATGACAGCATATTTTTCTCAGATATGGACCTTGAAAAGTACGGTAACATTGAAAAATACTTCTTATACAAAGCTTCAAACGTATCACGGAAATTGCCAAATGTTAATTATATGACCGAATGCACAAAAATTCCAAACCCATATAACAACGATAACACAATTACGACGATGTTTGGACAAGGGACGTATTATGACATGCTAATGGATCGTACAGATAAGAGTTTGACTGGAAGAAGAACTGATGCTCAGTATGATGATATTTCTGTTGATGCAATAAACAGACAAATATCCATATCACTACGGATACATCCAGTAGATGATCAGCTACTCAACATAGCCATAAACAATTGCATCCAGACACAGCCATTACAACCGGTCTTAAATGAATACATTATGATAGCGGCTGATGGATATGTTGCATCCCCTAAAAAACGTTATGATAGGAACACATTGACTATATCAAATGTTTTTTCACCAGTTTTCAATAGACTGTGTGTGTTATCAGGCACAACATACAGAGCTAGAACTTTACAATCTATGACTTTTATGTCGAGACTGTGGAAAACCAATGTTTTCAAAACATCACTAGAGGATGATATAGCTAAAATGTATGCTGGAGCCGAAATTTCAATGACTACGATCGATGGAACAACAGCCAGTCTTGCTACAATAAACATTTCTGCGGCCGAACAAGCTTTAATAGGTATACTAAATGCGTCATTTTTTAGATTCGACTTTAACTTAACTGGACCTCAAAACTCGTTAGGAGCTGCGATATCGGCGTTAATAGCGTTGATAGTACTACCAATTGACCAAGATACAATGGATAATGATACATATGATATGTTGTGTAACACTGTTTTTAATGAAATGATGGCAAATGCAATGAACCTACCAGCGTTTGTGCGAAGAGCTGGAGATGAAAATGCGTTTAGAAGATATGTGAATGGACCAATTCCGAGAGAAGCTTCTGCTTTTATTAGATTCATTTTGTTACGAAGAGGATGGTTGCTTTTTCAGAGATCTGATGATAGAACGATTCATTGTGACATCTTAGTACCAAATTGTGACACGCAGAATGTAAATGATCAACCATATGTTTTACTCTCAGACTTCTTCGCTGCGATATTGGAATCTTCCAGACGTAATCCAAATCCAGGAAAAAATACATCCGCTAATTCGTTTAGACGACTAATTCGAGGACTTAGGGACATTGTCTGTAACAAAATCATGCCAGCTATGAGGTTAATTAGGTACAATGTAGAAAGAATAGCTAGAATTCAAAGTATGTTACCATATTCTGCTGATCTTGCATTAGTTAACCCCTCTTTGAGAGATGAAAGATTGAGAGCAAACATCCCATTATCAGGATTTTTATCATTGTTAATGGGAATATCAAAGGCACCAGATGCATTTGATTGGACAACAGTATTAACATTTTGTGATTCAATGCGAAAATTAAACTATGCTGAAACAATATCGGTCGAAGAAGCTCTAACCGTTGCTATTTCATCACATGATATAGATAAATCAGTATCAAAAAAAGACATTATAAAAGACGTATTGCACCCACCAACTTCAGCCGTAGCTGCGATTACAAAGGTTCCATCAGCGTCACTTTCTGCATTGCTATCAGATACGGTTTTAATTAACCTGGTAAAAAACTCAAAACCATTTAGGAAAATTACAGACATAGTGAAAGTTTTGAAAGCAGCTTTTCAACATTCACCGACTGCGAGTTATGGAGTAGTCAAAGGCGCTCTATTGATGTCATCACCCCAAAATTTTAGGAGATCATCTCAATATGTTAAAAGAGATAATGTAATACACAATGTCGTAGATGGCATTCAAAAATTCAAAGCAGAAGATCTAGTTAAAGGCAATCACTTTCCTGGTCTAATTAATTCAATAAAGAACGGTGATGATATATATATAGAAGGACCTTTACCAGTAAGAACATCGCATTCATCGGAGGTCGCTACCGCTTCTTTCGCCTTTCTAACAATGAATTCACCATATGACGCCTTCATTGATCCAACTGATTTACAACATCAAAGATTAATAAAAATTAGAGCAGTTGACCATTTTTCAGACTCGTCAATTGACATGATACCATCGAAATTTGACAATTTGCTAGCTAAGACATCAGTATTCGTACATGATGCTCAAAGCTTAATGGTACAGTCAAAATCAACAGTGAGACGGTTCAACTACCACGAATCACTATTACATATTGACATAGCAAATCTGATTAACTTCTCAGTTGCTTTGCCAACTGAACTACAGCTATTCGATGGAACATTAGTGTATGATGTGTAGATTGGGTGTCTCTGTACGCTAAAGCAAATAAAAAAACCC